CCCAGTATGTACTTCGAACCTTCTTCCGTTTTCGATTCACGAAGCAAGCGCATCATCTTATCGCGCTGGCTGATAGGAGAACTAACGTTGAACAGCACTGCAGGGGGCGCGGTGTTGTATCCTTTCGCCAGTAGTTCGTTATACGCCAGGTTCACCGTGGTCAAGCTGTTGTACAAAGACTTGTGTGCCTCGTCCGCATTCGCGCGTTCGCTGTTCTCATCCTCTTCTTCGTCACCTTTAGGAAGCGGGAACAAACCCAATTCGTCCAGTGCTGCGAAGATCCGCGTATCACCACGAAGCGTGGTAGAGCGTGGGCCGGATGGATAAACACGAATATTCTTGAAAAAGAAATTCATGTACAGCGTGGAGCTACGATACAATTCCTTTCCGTACACTGCCTTATAATGGTCGAGCATTCGGAACAATTCTCGGTACCAGTCCGATTCCTCTGTCATGATCTTGCGATATGGTGTCCACATAACACCGATCGCCTTGGCAAAGGAGAGACTGACGAAGGTACCTGTCAATTCCGTTGAAGCCTGCATCGAACTAGTTAAGGATGCGTAGTTCGGAAACTTCAAATAGCGATGAGTCAAATATGAAGCGTAGTTAGCCATTGAGGACGACTTACCACTCCGCTGTCCCAGCACGTTGGCCAGCTGGATGTAATCCCTCAAGCCATGATTCTGGATCAGGTCATACTTGGTACGCTTGCACTTAGGGCATTTGCCTTTTTCGAGGAAGCACAAATGCTCAGGCATGTTCCTGGACGGGAAGTCCTTAGGAACATTCATTATGTCCAACCATTTGGGATCAGAACATTTAGGGCACACCTCTCCCATAAGCATCGCACCAATCCAAAGCTGACGTGCCCATGGCGGATTGATTTTCTTACCGCTGAGGTTGAAACAGTAATCGTAGTAGTTTTTGGCCAAAGGTAGATCGCGCAGGTCGATCTTCAAATCATGGAGGGTACCAGTTTCCTGGTCCTCCATGTCAGCCATGTATTTGGCGATGTCAAAATCCTGACCATCCAGACGATTGCCGTCCGCGTCAAAACCTCGAACACCATCAATGATGTATTCGTTAGTTTTGACGTCCAGGAGCTTGGTGCTTATCTTGATGCCTTTCTTTTTCTGCTTTTCGGCCTTCTTCACCCGACGACGGTGAATTGTTTCCATTTGGTCTTGGGAAAGCAGGGACGGAAAAAGAGAATCCGCACCTGCCTTCATCAACCGAGTAATCTCATCCATTTCTTACTCCAAATGCTTTTTCAGTTCTTTTAAATTCTCCGCACTTGGGTTAGCAGGTTTTTTAGGAGCACGATCTTCCGGCACCGAAGGGAACACAATCTCTCGTCGCGGCTGCACGCTATCGATCAATGTCTGTGCAGTGTTTAACGGAAGTTTGAAATACTTCGATATAAAACGAGCCATCTTCAAGGAGGTAGCCGTGGTGAGCATATAGTGAAAGCGCGCAAATGGCGTTTCGTCTATAGGTGCATCCAGTATGCGCTGCACCACGTCCTTGGCCTGCTCCGAACCTGCTTGGGCTGCCAAGGTAAGGGGCGCTATCTCCTTGAGCCAGAACTCACGAACTCCTTCGATGTTCTTATTCAGTAGAGGAGGAAGTTCATCCTTGTACGAAGCCTTCCTATCCTCTATCTGTTTATCAACAATCTGCACTTCCTTAGGAAGACTGATTTTCTTCCGTTGTTCAATATCTTCCTTGAAGGACAGTGTTGGTTTATAGAAGAAACGAGATCGACGATGCTTACCTTCCGCGGTTTCCTTTTCAGGTTCTACTTGAATGGAGTGACCTATATTGGAGACGGCGGCGAATAACGCATCCGCCTCCTCCTCTTGCTTCTTTGTAGATAACAACAGCGCACTAGTTGACATTACTACCTCAACGGATTACCTTGCTGACCTTCATCATAGTAGTCTTCGGTACATCTTTGAAGATTTCATCAAACGCGTCCTGGAACGGGCCTTGACCTGTACCGCGTTCGATACGATCCTGAGGATAAAAACCCAGTTCGTCCAAAGTTGCACAGAAGCGAGTAGCACCACGCAATTTACTTTCCACCAATTCAGCCGTCTTGGCAACGAATTCAGGATCGAGGTTGATGTTAAGCCAGACTTTATTATACGGACTGACGGCTTTGATACCTTCCAGGATCGGATTAAGGACCTTGGGATTGAATTGATAGGGGTGTCCGCCTAGGCGGTCAATCTCTTCCCAAAGCATTGTTTTAAAGCTCAATTCACTACTGCTAGCACACACCAGACTATAAGGAGATACCTGGTGAGGATCATGGAGACAGTACATACCGGCATCGTAAGTAACGGTTAGACTTTTGCAGTTCATAATATTTCCTTAGCGAATTACCTTTTTCACCACGAGGGTAGTGGTAGCGGTTATGGCAACTGAGTCAATAGGCAGCACAATGAGATACGACCCAAAGTGCTCCACTTGATCCATTACCATATCGCAAAAGTTCTTGTCAAAGCGAGGGTGGTCTATATAGGCCGCCAGATAGGTAGCAAAATCCAACTTATCTGAGCTCCAATACACACCAGTGTAAGCATTTGGCTGTCCTGGATAGGGAACAGACAAATACCAGTTACTGGAGTACTTAAACACCTTGAGGGTTAAGTAATTATTCTCCATCACCTTCATCCTCCACCTTACTGGCGTTTTTCATCATAACGTACAGTTCTTCACCACGGCCCTTGGCCATTTGATCGAAACAGAACGCACGGAGATCACGCGGCTTGAATCCCAAAGAGGTACAAATCTTGACCTTCTCTTCCTTGGTACCCAACACCCAGGTCTTAAGGGTCATCCAATCCACTGACTTTTTGGCCTTACCAATACCATCGAGTTCCAGAGTCATCACCTTCCGATTCTTAGACTTAAGCTGACCTGTTTCCCGCAGGTACTGCACTACATCGAAGAAAGGATCAAATCCACAGGCCTCCCCAGCGTGATTCGAAACCCAAATGCGGACCCAGTGCTTGCGTCCTGGTTGAGCAAGTTTGTTCTTCTTATTGACGACTTGGACATAGCGATAGCGGTCTTTACCGTCGCCTTGAACCGAGCGTTCAATCTCAACCTTTTCATCGGTATCGAACTTGGGATTGAACGGCATGCCTGAACTCCGGCTGTTCCACCAATTACGAACGTCCGAGTTAAAACGCAGGGCTTGCCCACACGCTTCTTTCTCCTTAGGACCGTACATCGCCATTGGCACTTCACGGAGCTGGTTAACACCGACGAGGGCACACATCTTTTGGGCCAGACGTCCCTTAATACGTGGTAGGTGTTTGGCGAAGAAGCGTGCGTGAAGTCCCAAAGCATTATTGGCTTCCTCGTCATCATTCGCCTCCGGATTCATAGCAGGATAGGAGTCTACCAGGATAAGACCTTGAAGTCCGCCATCAGGTGCAGGAACCCACAGTCCTTTACCATACTTCTTGCGCATGTTCGCATCAGCCTTGTCACCAACCTTTGCTTTGTGCACCTTGTTGTTCTCATCGAACACCAACCACCACTGGTCTGCAACAAACTTCTTATCCGGCATATCGCGCAGAATAGCGGCGAACCAATCGAAGAACTTCTCACCACGGGTTTCTGCGACATAGCGGACAGTAGGCGGAATAATCCACTTACCAGTTGCCTTATCCTTCTTACCAAAGAGCTCCTTCGGTGAAGTCTTGACACCCATAGTGCGTAGCACGTTTGCCACGTAGTCCAAACTGTTTGCAGTAGAACCTTCGTAATCCCAGAATGCAACCAGGGGCACCTTCTGCTTGACAGCAGCGGCCATCAATGCCAAAGCGCCAGTCGTCTTACCGCCCTGTTCGAAACCTGCACTGGTGTACATAGCAGGCTTGATACCACCAGTAATAAGATCGAACATCAACAGACCTGTCGACAGTGGTTGGAATACATCCATCACGTCCGTATCCACGCCCTGCCGTTTTGAGATTTCGTCAATCGACTCATTGAACATTGCAAAGTAGTCGAAACCTGAAACCTTCTTACCCTTCTTGCGTGTACCAGTTTCCTCTTCCAGTACAGCATCTACCTCTTGCTCAACACTACGACCCTTCCGTGCAGTCTTCTTTGCTGGGGTAGATTTAACCGTAACCTTTTTGCGCGCGACCATAACTTAGATATCCTAAACAACCGTGCAGAAATGGAAAGAGCCAGCCGAGAACAGTAGTTCAAGACTGGCCCTTGGCTCTCACTATACTACGAAGTAATCACGAGTTATTTACTCGTCGTCTTCTTCATCTT